TTCAGGTCCTGAACCATGCCGTCCATGCGCGCCCAAGCCATGTATCCGACCTGGCCGTTGGGGGCGTACAGCTCGTTCAGGGTCACGAGCGTCACGTCCTTCACGTTGCGGACGACGTAGGTCTGCGCGATGTCGCCGAACAGGCCGAAGTCGTTGGCGCTGGACGGGTCCGGGAAGGCCTGGTCGATGACGACCGGGTAGCCCAGCAGGGTCAGGCCGCCGCCGGCCGCCGACAGGTCGGTGTTGTTGTTCCAGATCAGCGGGCGGTCGTTGTTGTCGAGCAGCTTGTTGATCTTCGCCAGGGTCGCGTCGTTGAAAACCCACGAGGCGCCGGAGCGGTAGGCCGGGTCGAGCGAGTGCACGATCGTGACCAGCTCGAGGTAGGTCGGGCCGACGGTGTTGCTGGCGATCGCGGCAGCCTCGGACAGGCCACCGTGGAGGACGCCCTGCGGCTCGTTGACGCCAGAGCCGTTGACCCAGTCGGTGGCGAACTTGCGGGCCAGGCGCTCGCCGAGGCGGGCGGCCAGGAACGATTCGATGTCGAACGCGGAGTCGGCGAGCAGTTCGAAGGAGACCTTCAGGGGCAGGTTGCTCGAGCCACCGGCCATGTACTTGTAGGCGCCCAGGCTGCGGGTCGCGAACACGAGGTCGGCGCCGCTGGCGAAGGTGTTGCCCTCGGACACGATCGCGCCCTGGTTGGACACGTCGTCGACGGTCGGGTAGGGCAGCGGGTTGCCGCTGGCCGTGGTGAGCTGCTCGGCCTTCATGCCGAAGCCGCCGAACGCCTTCATGCGGACGATCAGCTTCTCGCGGAAGCCTTCGGGGACGAGGAAGCCACCGGCCGCGCCGGTCGCCTCACCCTGGGCGCGGTACTGAGCCAGGTCCGCGGTCGCGGTACCGGTCTGCAGGTAGGAGCGGAACGCGGCGCCGTGCTGGTCGACGTTGCCGGTCGACACGCGACCGCCGGCGATCGGCAGGCTCGTGACGTTGGTCCGGTAGGCGGCGTTGCGCTTCTGAATGTCGTCGGTGCGCTGGGCGGCCTTGAGCATCCCTTCCAGCTCTTCGTAGCGGTTGGCCTGGTCGTCGGTCAGCGGCGCAGCGTTCGCGTCAGTACCGGCGGAAGCATTGACCGAGTCCAACAGCGCCTGCATCGCGCTCAGGATCTCGGGCACGGTCATCGGGGCGGTGTCAGCCACGGTCATGCCTTTCCGAAGAGAACCCGAGCACGCGCCCGGATCAGTTGGTCCCGGAGCACGCGCTCCGGGGGGATTGCGTCGAACGTCATCGACCGCAGGCAACTCGACGCGCCCTCATAGGCCGGGTAGGTGACCGGCGAGACGTCGAGCAGGGTGCGGATGTTCGTGTGAGTGCGGAGCACGCGGCCGTCAGGTGCGCGGCCACGGCCCTGGTCGCCAGGGATGAACCCGAACGACGACCCCGTGATGTCGCCCCGCTTGAGCAGCTCGCGCAGGTCGTCCGCGGCCCGCGTGTTCGGCAGGTCGCACTCGTACTTCAGGCCCTTGCCGTCGACCGACAGGCGCAACGTCCCGGCCGTCGTGCGGCCAAGAAGCTGGTTCGGGTCGTGGTTGACCAGGCAGCGGACGTCGGGCGCGGACCCGAGCAGGGCGTCGAACGCCTTGGGGTCGATGTTCTCGACCTCGCTGCCCAGGTCGGCATAGCCATCGAAGATCGCGGCGTACCCGGTCAGGGTGTTGCCTTCGATCGCCGATCGGTATTCGGCCCGCATCCGGTGCGTCATGGTCAGATCAGCGCGTTCGGGGCGACGATCGTGTAGGCCGCGACGACCGCGCCCGAGGTGACACCGGACGAGGTGACCGAGACGCGCACGAACGGCCGACCGGCGACCGGGATGTACGCCGCGGTCTTGTCGGTGTCGGCGGCCGCGGTCGCGCTCAGCGAGCCGGACAGCAGGGTGACGGCGGTGTAGGACGAGTCGTCGGCCGAGTCCTCGAGCGCGAAGGTGTAGGTGCCGTCGGTGCGCGAGCCCACCGAGCAGACCGCCATCACGCGGGCGTCGTGCGCCTTGGTGCGCAGGTCCACGCTCGTGCCGTGCACTGTGGTGCTCGAGGCCACGGCCTGCGCACCGATAGAGCTGTTGATCGACAGTCGAGCGTCGATGTCGTTGCGGACGGTCATTCGGATGCCTTGTCTACTTTGATCGGCACCGGGCCGACGATTGGGGTAAGGACAGGTGCGGGTACGTCGGTCGGCGGGAGGTTCATGACCGCCCGCGCCTCGTTCACGGTGAGAATTCCGGCCTCGATCTGCTGAATCAGCAGGGGAATCTCGACCTCGGGCGCCGATTGCAGAAGGCCCTTGAAGTCGAATTCGCAGAACCGCGGTTGCGGCAGCAGGAGCGACAGGCGCTCCTCGAGCGCGGTCGTCCAGCGGGCCAACGTGTAGCGGGCCAAACCGCGGTTCTGCGACTCGACGCCCTGCCCCCATGACGTCTGCTTCTCGGTCTGACCGAGCAGGTGCGGCGGAACGCCAGTCATACGACTGACTTCCTCGACCTGATGCACGCGGGACTCGATGAACTGGGCGTCCTCGGCGGTCATGGTCCACGGCTGGACCGTCAGCGACGCGTTGATCACGGCAATGTCGCCGGCGTTGTTCAGCCCGGACATCTTGGCCTTCAGCCCGGACTTGATCTCGTCGGCCTGCTCGGTCGTGACGTCCGGGGCCGACACGATCCCGCCGAGCAGCAGGCCGGACGAGAACATGCGGGCCGCCGCCTGATCCCCGGCAATGCCCGTGCCGATCGCGTTGCGCATGACCGCGATCGGCGACAGCCCGACCACGCCGTCCACGGACAGCCCCATGACGTGAGTCAGGTCGGCCTCGGTGTACTCGATCGCGGGGCCGCCCTGAACCTGCACCTCATAGATGCGCTGGTTCTGGCCGACCGGGTTGCCCGCGCCGTCCTTCAGCCGCCCGTAGCGGACGTGCACGAGACGCGGTTGGATCGGGAACAGCCCGACGATCGCGCCCGCGCCGTTGTACAGGTGCAGCAGGTAGGCGTTCCCGTGCAGCATCAGGTGCGTCAGGACCAGGTGCTTCCACTGAAACGGCGTGAAGAACGCGCCGCCGGGTGCATCGAGGAACGACGCAACGGGCTGGCGCTCGAACGAGCCGTCCGGGCGCTGCACGTCGGTGTCCCGGTACGTCTTGAGCGGCAGCGTGCCGATGGTCCCGGCGACGATCTCAACGGCCCGCCAGTAGGCGGTGAACCCGAGAGTCGTCAGCTCGGTGACCTCGACGCCCGCGTCGTTCCGGCCGGCCATGCCGAGGAACTCGGCAAGCGCGGCGTCGCCCAGGTTGTAGTCAGGGCCGACGAACGAGCGGGACTCGACGCCGACGGCCAGGGCCATCGCGTTGCGCGTCTTGGTCCACGGCATCTGCATCTTGCCCCAAGCATACACTACGTCTAGACGAGCAGTCTGAACAGTCAGTCTAGACGTCCGGTATGCTTGGGGAACGATGCTGAAGGCCGGGCCAAAGACGGGTTACGACGGCGCGCTGCCCGACATCGAGGACGACGTCGAGTGGTTCGAGTACGTCACAGGGGCCACGCTCTACACCTGGCAGCGCGAAGAGCTGGCACTGCTCATGGCGCCCGATCGCCCCCGGAGCTACTACGAGCAGCTCGGGCGGAAGAACGGCAAGAGCTACCTTGCCGCCGCGGTCGGTATCTGCGAGGCGCGGCGCCCCGGACGCCACATCTACGCCATCAGCGACTCGGAGAAGAACCTGCAGAGCGCGCTCATGCGCGAAATCAAGGACATCATTGCCGCGTCGCCGATCCTGGCCGCCGCATACGTGCCGTTCCAATCCAAGATCGAGGTGCCCAGCACGGGCTCGTTCATCGAGACCAGGGCCAACAAGTTCGCCGCGTCGCAGTCGATCAACCCGCACCTTGTCCTGTTCGACGAGGTCCACCTGCAAAAGACGGACGACATCTGGCACGGGATGCGCATGGCGACGGCCGCCCGCCCCGACGGCATGGTGTTCGGGATCACCACGCCCGGCCAGGACGTCACGGCGCCCGCGCACGGCCTCTACGAGCAGGTGCGCGCCGGGACGCTATGCGGGCGCATCTTCGAACCGTCGAACCCGGCCACGTCCCACGAGGACCGCGAGCAATGGGCGCTGGCGAACCCGCGGCTGCTCGACGACCCCGGATTCGCCGCCGCGCTCGAAGAGGACTTCCGCGACCTGCCCGAGCACCAGTTCAAGCGGTACCGGCTCGGGCAGTGGACCGCCGGCGAGTCCGCATGGTTCCCCTACGGCGCCTGGGATGCCCGCAAGGTGGCCCGCGACCTCGAGCCCGGCGAGACCATATGGGTCGGCTTCGACGGCTCGTACAGCGGCGACAGCACGGCCCTGGTCGCCGCGACCGCGGACGGGTTCATTCAGGTGCTCGGCGTGTGGGAGAACCCCGGCCGGAAGGGTTGGCGCGTGCCACGCGCCGAGGTCGAGGACGCACTGGCGGTCACGTTCGCCACCTACGACGTGCGCGAGCTGCTCTGCGACCCGCCCTACTGGCAGCGCGAGATATCCGAATGGGAGAAGCGGTGGCCCGGCAAGGTCATCGAATGGCCGACCTACGTGCGCGCCAGGATGGCGCCCGCCTGCACGCAGTTCTACAGCGCCGTGCTCGACGGCCGGCTCACACACCAGGACGACCCGCGCCTGGCCCGCCACGTAGCGAACGCCGTGGTCCGGCCGACCCCGCAGGGTGACCTGATCACCAAGGCCGCGCAGGACTCCCCGGCGAAGATCGACCTAGCGGTGGCCGCCGTGATCGCCTACTCGAGGGCCGCGCTCGCCGCGCCGCGCCGGGCGCGCATCTTCGTGCGTTGAGTCACGCGGAGTGAGACAAAAATTTCTTGGGGCTACGGGTTAGGAAGCGCGCAGCTTTTGAACTTTCTGTGTGCGCGATTCACGCCGGGTCGGTGCGCGGTGGGCAGTTGCCGCACTCGACGCCGTAGCGGCAGTCCCAGCAGCGCGCCGGTCGGGGTGGCCGTGGCGTGCTCACGCTGCGCCCTTGGACGAGTTGCATGACCGGTGCGCGGGCCTGATGTTGCTTGGTGCGTTCGTGCCGCCGCGGGCGATGCTGACGACGTGGTCGCGGGTGTCTGCACCGGGTTCACCACAGAGCCAGCATGTGCCGCCTAGCGGTATGGCTCGGTAGGCGGGATCTTGGTAGGCCCTCCGGGCTGGCAGGCCGTTGCGGACGCGTTCTTTGGCCTTGCTGCAGCCGTCGCAGCGCGATCCGGTGCCCGTGAACGTGGCGGGGCAGTCGAGGCAGATGCGCACGGATCTATCGTACACCGTGTCCAGACATTGCGTTCGGGTCGCGTTCGGCCTGACCACCCCTGCTTCTCTGTCCGCGATCCTGACGCGCCGCTCGGCTGTCCAGAGCGCGTGGCTGTCCTCGAGCGGCATGGGCGGTTCGGTGGCGCGTACCGTGTCGCGTTCGGCCTTCGGGCGCAGCGCGGCGACCTTGGGCGGCCTCACGATGGCCGGCCGCTCGACGGGTGCGGCTCGTGGCTTCCGGGGGCGGCGCTGGCGCATGACCTCGGCGCAGCAGGCGTGGCACCTGCTGCCTCGACCGTTTCTCGCCGACTTCCGTGGCGGGAAGTCTGCCAGTGGCTTGTCGGTGCGGCAGCGCGTGCACGTGGCGGTCATGGCTGAACCGGCGTTCTCGGCAGGCCGAGCAGGATCGACCGGCCGTCGCGATGCAGCTCGATCTCGCCAGTGCCGATCAGCGCGCCGACGACGCTCAGCGCCACGCGGTGGCTTTCTTCGGGCAGCGACCGGATGAGCGTCTCCTGCGAGATCGGGCCGTCATGCCTGGCCAGTTCGACCAGCAGTAGGTCACGTGTTGCGCCTCGATCGTTCACAGCGAACCCCCAATTTTTGGTAGCGGAGAGTACATGCGCTTGTTCTTTGTGTTATCGGTTACTGCAACGCCCGGATGCAACGGTTGCAACAAATCTGCAAGAAATCGCAGGTCAGGGCGCTGCACTGCAACAGGGGGTATGCCTTATCAACCCCCGTTGCGGGGCGCCGCGCGTTGCAGCACTGGCGCCCCGCGAGGTGAGGTCAGGCAGCCTTTCTGATCTTGACTGCAGCTCGGGCGATCGAGGCTGGGATCTTCAGTCCCTTCTCCTTGATGAAGGCCAGCGTCGGGCGTTCGCCGGCACCTGGCGGACACCCGAGCGCCGTCAGCAACGTGGCTGCCTGCTCCGCGCTGATCGGCCCGTCGGCCGCGACCGGCTTGCTGTCGACCTCGAGCACCTCGTTCTCGTCGGCGATGACCGTCGAGGCGTCGAGCAGCCGCACGAAGCCTGAGCCCGAGCACTTGACGAACTCAATCTGCCGCGGCCTGGGCTGCTCGGTGTTCTTCTGCTTGCGACAGGTGAACTCCCGACGCCGAGCACCGTTGGCCGGGTTAGTCAGCAGCCATACCGTGTCGGCGTCGTCCTCGAGCGCGCTTGCGCCACGCGCCCGGACACCCTCATGCCCCGTGTGGTGCAGAACGAGCACCGCGGCGCCGGTCTCGGTCCTGATGCGCTCGATAGAGGCCAGTGCGACGCCCATTGCGCTGTTGCTGTTCTCGTCGAGGTTGGCTGTCATCTTGTGGAGCGTGTCGAGCACGACGAGTGCGTCGCCGCGCTCGCGGCACTCGGCGATCAGGGTGTCGACGTCGGACTTGTCGTCGAGCTGGAATCCGGGCATGAGGCTGAACATGCTCCCGTCGGGCGCGTCCAGCCCGTGCGCGGCCAGGTAGGCGCCCACGCGCCCCGGAATGCCGCGTGTCAGGTCCTCGCCTGCCACGTAGGTGACCGGGCGCGGCTCGGCCACCGCGTGGCCGCACCAGGGCTCGCCGGTCGCCAGGGACAGCGCCCAGCCGAGCGCAGTGAACGACTTGTAGCTCTGGTTCTTTCCGAGCAGCATCGTTACCGACGACTGGTCGAGCAGTCCGGCGATCAGTGCTGGCGTCGCCGGTAGCGCGTCCAGGTCGCTGATGCTGTAGCGCACGCGCACGGGTCGTGCGGCGTCGCGGGCCGTTTCGGCCCTGAGAAACGCCTCGGTTTCGATCGGCAGGCCGTTGTTGCCGATTCGGCGCTTGCGGTAGCCGTCGAGGTCCATGTTGCACGCCTCGTCGATGCCGGCGACCAGTTCGGCCGCGTCGAGCGGCTCCCACGGAGCCCAGCCCTTTTCGGCGCACTCAGTTGCCTGCTCGTCGGTCATGCCGAAGGCATTGCGTGCCCTGTCGAGCCAGCCGCACAGGCCGTACTTTGAGGGCGAGAGCAGCCCGCACAGTGCGTCAGCGACGATCATGCGCGCCCATGCGCGCACCGGAGCTTCCTGTTCGTTGTCCGATGTCCACGAAGGGAACGCGTCGTCACATCCGCAGGTCGCCGCGTACTCCTTGCCGTATGGAGCCCTGAAGCGCCGTTCGCCCGCCAGGTCTTTGCAGCTGCGGACGGGCCAGCGTTTGTGGCCCTCGTCGTCTGTGGGTGGCTCGTCGTTCTTCGCGTGCCAGGCATCCTGTACGCGGTCGACCACGGGCTGAAGGTAGTCGCGCAGGTCGCCGATTCGGCGCGACAGGTTCGTGCCGCCGTACGGGTGTGCTTCGTGCCAGTCGGTGCTCATGACGCGTCCCGGAACTTGGCCTCGAGGTGCGCGTTGATGCGGCGGACGGCTTCGGCGTCGATGACCTCGAGCGCGGGCGTGAGGAGCGCGCCGAGCCGGATCAGTTGGGCGTCGGTCAGCGCGGGCGCCTGCTCGACGATCGCGTCGACGCGCGACTGAAGCGCCTTGATGCGCTGCGAGTTGCCCGCAGCGACGTGGTT